CGACAGCAGTGCAAATCCGTTCTGGATCAGTTCATGGTCTGCCGTGATTCCGCTCACCGCAAACGCCAGATTGGAAGACGAAACATTCGGGAGCGTGACGTCAATCACATCGTGGCAGGTCTTGGAGATGGCAAGGGTGTTCGCCTCAATGGCCGGGGCCAGTTCCCCCTCCACCTCCGCCATGATCTCCCCGGAGGCCTCCTGCACCGCTTCGTCCGTGTAGCTCTTCGCCTCTTCCGCTCCGGCGCTCGCCGCCTTCTTCTGGTTCTGCTGAAGGAGGTAGGCCATCGTGATGTCGTCATTGATGTTTCTCTGTACCGCCATCTGCCCGCCTCCTTACTTTGCGTCGCTCGTCATCCGCACCCGGATCTCCGCGTTGGTCACCGTTACCGGGAGCATCTTCTCCCTCACGTTCAGGATCAGGCGGTAGAACACGAACTTCTTGGCCTTGAGTTTCGTCTTCACCATGAATGGCTGTCCCGCCACCTTCGCCTTTTCGCTGGATACCACTTTCTCCAGAAACGTGTTTTTCCGGTCGGTCTCCACCGTCACGTTGACGCTCGTTCCCTCAATGGGCTTGAGGCCAAGCCACAGAGCCGCCGAGTATTTCCGGCTGTATGCCGCTCCAAAGTCGATGGCTCCGCTCTTCCACGTGGCGTAGATGGCTCTGCCCTCGTCGCCCACGATGCTGTCCGAGAAGCGCCGGATTCTCCCGTCATTGCTCCCCAGATACAGGTCGCCGTGGAACGAGCAGATGCAGCTGGCGTCCAGATCCTCATAGCGGTACCACGCATCGGCGGCGTAGTTCCACACCAGCGCCTTGTTGTCTCCCAGAAGGTAGAATTCCTGACTGTCGTTGTCGTCCCAGAGATGCACCGTCTTGAAGTCAAATTCCTTGATGCTCTTCTGGATGCGGTCGGAAATCCGCCTCGCCTGCCGCTCATCCCTCGTCAGATTGCTCGTGTAATACGAGGAATTCGTCCACTGGTAGAGCTCCGTTCCGCACACCTCCGTGGGCTTGTAGGCGATGAGGCTTCCGTAGTGCCGGATCATGCTCGTGATGGGCGTGTTCGCGTCCCCCACCAGCACCTCGTACTGATCCGGGAAGTAGTCCGCCCTCGGCAGGCCGTCATAGTCCATGCCGGAGTAGATGGTTTTGTTCGTGCCGTCCCCGTACAGGAAGATCCTGGTGTCGGTCGTTCCCGAATAGAACTCCGAGAACAGCATCCCCGTCACCTGACTGCGGTAGGTCTCGCTGACGCTGTACCCGATCTCGATGCTGTTCACCGCCCTCGCCGGGGCCGTGGAGAACGTGACGGTTCCCGCCGTCAGGTCCGCTGTGTACCCCGCTCCCGGCAGGTCTTCCCCGGAGGCGAGGTCTTTCACATAGTCCACGGCGGCGAGGTTCTTCTCCGGCAGCTGGAACACCGTCCCCGTGCCGTCCGGGCTGATCCACACCCGCCTGTTTCCGTTCAGGCGGTTCACGAACTCCCCGGTCAGTTCCCCGGCTTCCCCGGTTCCCTGCGGCCCGATGGTGATCGCCACCAGAGGACGGTAGCCCTCTACCCGGATCACTTCCACGCCGTCGTACTTGTAGTATTCATATCCGTTGAGGATGTACACGATCCCGTCGAACTGGAAGAAACTCACGCCCTTGTCCGTCCGCACGGTCTCCCCCGCCAGCGCCGAGGCGGAGAAGACGCCGCTGTCCGCGTCGTACAGGCTGTAGATCATGTCGTTGCACGCGGCGAGGAACACGTCCTTTCCGCCCAGCACACCTGCCCACATCGCCGCCACCGGGGCGGATGTGCCCGCCCTCGGCTCTGCCGTCACGATCCGCCCGTAGAGTTCGAAGCCCTCTTCCGTCTCCACCACGGCCCCCGCCTTCAGGGCGAAGGTCACGCCGTAGCTCTGGAAGTAAAGGCTCTCGCCCTCTCCCAGTTCCTCCAGCGCCGCCCGGAGCTCTGCGATCGTGTAGGGCATCCCCGCCGTTCCGGTGCTGACGAGCGTTCCCTCCTGCACCGTCCACGCGTCACCCGGCGCGTGCAGCGTGCCGCCCGTCAGGGTCACGCCCGTCGTCCGCACTCTGCCTTCTATGAGCGAGGCTCCGGTTCCCCCGGTCGCCTCCATCACCAGTTTCCCCGGTGTCACGAGGAGGTTGTCTCCGATCATCAGCACGTCCCCGGACTGGAAGAGTCCGGCTCGGGTGAGGATTCTTGACGTCACCGCCTCCCAGTCCGCCGCCGTGCCGAAGGCCGTCACAAACTCCTGCCCCGGTCTCAGCTTCAGGTTCCCGTCCCGGGTGATTCTCCAGTTGACCATCTCGGCGGCTTCCCCCAGTTTGAGCCTCGTGTCTCCGTCCGGGTGCTCGTTCAGTCCAAGCCACTTCTGCACGCTGAACACCCGGTCGCTTGTCACTGCTTTGATACTTGCCATAGCCTCACCCCTTACGAGACCAGTTCAATGCTGTAGATGTTGTAAGTATGGTTCCATTGGTAGGCGCCGTTCCAGCTGACATACAGCCCGAGGTAGTAGATTCCGCTCACGTTTGATGTGTTGATTGTGATCGTTTTCTTTGAAGTGGAGTTGTCAGCGGCCGCGCTTGCTACAAGTCCGCTGGGAGCCCCGCTCGATGCTCCCGCGAAAACTCCTGCCCTGCAGCTGGTCCCGCCTCCGCTTCCTGTGTATGTAATCTTCACTTGATTTACAGCAGAGAAATCGATTGTGTCGTGTGTGTACCACATCGCTCCACTGGCGTTGTTGGATTGCATATAGCAGGTGAAGTGGTCGGCACTTGTGCTGATCGTGCAGCTCGTGACGGATCCGCCCGAACTGGTTCTCCACGGATACCCGCCGACACTGTGGTTGAAGTTGTTCTCCGCGTCCCCGATCGTTCCGTCATAGACGAAGGTCTGCAGGTTGTGCCATGCGCCGTCGTAGTAGATCTTTCCTCCGACGATGTTCCATGCGCTTCCGTCCCACTGCCTCGGCGTTCCGAAGAACAGCTTCAGTCCGTTGTTCCTCAGCACCTGCAGGACGTTGGAGGCTGTGGTGGTCTCCGTGATGTACACGTCCCCGACTGCCGGATTCTCCGGCTCCTCGTTCTGGAAGTACCAGTGCGGGATCGCCGTCTCCGTGTTCAGCCAGATCATGTTTTCCGTGGGGTTCGTTGGCTGGGTGTTCCCTGCCACAATCCGCAGGTTCAGCCCGCCCCCGCCGGTGTTGGTTCCGCCGATCATCTCATCACCCCCAGCATACTATCGTCGGGATCGTAATCGCCCCGGTCGGCTCGTTCGTGGCAAACAGCCGGATGCCTCCGTCATAGGTCTCCGCAATCGGGGCGTACATCCCGCTGATGGCGTCCATCAGCCCGTAGGTCACCAGAGGGATCATCGAGGCTTTCACGCCCGTCAGCGCCACCGTCGCCCGGTAGGGATACGCCGGATACGTGTTCGTGTACACAAAGGCGTTGGTTCCCGCCGTGTACGTCACCGTCACCGTGTCCCCCGCCACGGGCGTGCCTTCAATCGTAATGCCGAAGTTTGCGGGATCCACGATGCCCTCGTTGTGCATCCAGTCTGTCCCGGTGTAGCTGAATACGTAGGTTCCCGTGGTGATGTAAATGGTCTCCCACTGCGCCTTGTTCACCGTGGCTTCCGTCACGCCCGTCCCCGAGACCTCTGCGGAGACCGTGCTTGCAACGCCCACCACCGTGTCCGTGAACACCAGCTTGAACTCCCGCTCCTGCGCGATGCTCGTCTCCGCCCACTTGCTGCTGTCGAAGCTCTCCGCCGTGGTGATGTCCACCGTCGCCCGGTAGACCTTCATCCCGCCCAGCGTGCCGTCCTCGGAGTACAGGCACACGTCGTTGATCCGGTAGGTCGCCGTGTCGTCGTAGTAGGGCACCATGCTCGTCGCCAGTGCCATCATCGTTTCGTCCGCCCAGTCCGTCACATTGACCTGATCCCACTTGGTGGCGTTCCACACGCCGCTGGTCGCGCCGTTGGCCTCGTAGAGGACAAGGCCTCGCACGCACATGTCGCCCTTCTGGTAAGTCGCCGTGGTGCTGTATTCCGCCGCCAGATCCCGGCCCAGCGTCCGCAGCCCCGCCTTGTCGTTGCTCGCCAGATGCCAGCGCCCGTCGTTGTCGCTCAGTTTCTCATACGTCAGAATCTGCACGCTCCCGGCAGGCCAGCTCAGCACTTCCGCCGCTCCCGCCGCCTGCGTCTCCGACAGCATGATGGCCCTCGCCCCCGTGCCGTTGATGTTCAGGGTGGGGTTTGCCGCCGTATTCCCATAGGTGAACTTCACGGCAATGACCACCCCGTCCAGCAGCGCGTCAAAGTTCGTCAGCGCCACGGACTTTCCCGCCGTGCTCGCCGCCGACTCGCACACTCCGAACAGGGTGGAGGCCATCGGATAGTCCGCCTCGTTGATTCTGATTTTTCCCGCGTAGCTCATATGTTCTTCTCACCTCAACCTGTGAGTTAATATTTCAGCAGTTCCTGCCACGTCTTCGGCCCGACGATGCCGTCTGCCGTGAGACCGTGGTTTCTCTGGAACATCTTGATTTCTTCTATCTCCTCATCGTCCCACACGCCGTCCACAACATGCAGGTCATAGCCCCTTCGGATGAGGATCGCCTGCACCAGACTCGCCTCAGGCCATCCGGCACAGTGCTCATCCGTTGTCCTCAGGCTCAGCTTGTCCTCCACCGCCGGGGCGGGATACACGCTCTCCCCTCCGCCATCCCGCGGCTCTGCCGCCTCCGCCGGAGTTCCGTTCTGCCATCCGTCCAGATCAATCTCGTGCTGAATCCTCTTTGCGGCTGAAAACCGTGCGTCAATGTTGTTCACGGCAGGGCGTTCAAACTCCCGGCACACTCTGGAACAGGCGGTAAAGATGTCGGTCGTGGATTTCAGGAAAGCCAGAAGCTGTGGATAGTCGCTCTCCATCTCCCGGAGTGCGTAGTCTACCTGAAGCGCCGCATCATCCAGAGCCTTCCCCGACTGTTTCCAAAAATCGTAGTAACCCTGTTTCCTCGACCAGTAGGTGAGCTGATAGATTCCGAAGCCCTTGGCATCCCGGCTGAACGTGTCCCTGCTGATGCTCCCATCGGTCACGCCCTGAACGTAAGCCTTGCTCATCGTTCTCAGCGGGGAGAAATCCCCCTGCAGCCGGAACGGTTCACAGTTGGATTCACACTCAAAGTTCCCCAGAACCCCCAGCGCCCCTGCTTCGGAAATCCCTTTCTGCCTCAGCCTGTCGTAAATAATCTGGTGGTAACTCATGCTGTCACCTCGCTTTTGATAAAACCGACTGTCACGGTTGCCCTTGTGGTGGACAGTTCTGGATTCCGCAGAAGATTGGCATATGCCAACTTTGGCAAGTCCGCTTTAAGGATGCGGCTCTCCTCTATAGCCCCAAGCCCTCGGCACATTCCCAATCCGGGAAGGCTCTCGTCAGGGGGGCTGATAAACAGGGTTTATTCCTCTGTGTCTTTCCCGACAGCCGCCGCATCCGTCAGGCCTTCGCCGATAATGTAGGCGACAACAGCCGCACCCTGCATGATCAGGCCGGATACCACTTCCGCCTTTTCCGCATTGCCGCTGTAGGCAACGATGCAGCCGCTCACGAACAGGGCGATCGCCGCCCAGAACTTTCTCGATGTCAGCTTCCGTTTCCAGTCAATGCTCATGGTTACTCCCCCTTCTTCAGGTTGTCGATGTTTGTTTTCAACACCGCAATGTCTGTCCGCATCCCCGCCATATTTTTCTGGATGTCCCCCAGTTTCTCGGCGTAACCGTTGTGGATGTCCAGTTTCGTCTCGATGTTGCAGAGCCTCGCGTCCAGCTTCGCCTCTTTCACAGCCTCTTCCACGGCCCGCTTCTTCGACTGCTGCCAGTTGTTGATCAGTACCGTGATGAGGCTAACTACAGCGCCGATAATGACGCCGATCAAATACTCACTCATGTTTGTTCTCCTGCCGTCTCCCGGCATCTCTTACGGAAAAGGCCCCCGGAATCCGAGGGCCTGTTCGCTTTTTATCCGTTATTTATTCCGGCCATTGGATCTTCCGCATCAGATGGCCGCAGCCGACCCGGGTATCTGTGTACACTGGAATCCCGGCCTGCAAACACCGTTCACAGAAGAACAGATCCTCGCTCAGCATCGGCTCGTTCGGGTCCGGCTTGTTCACCCAGTCGTACCACGGGTACTCCGTTCGTCGGAACACATCGACCTTGATCAGGGCGCAGCCCATACCGCCGCCGTGGATTCGCAGTTTCTTCTTCCCCTGCCGCTTCAGCTCTGCCAGTTCCGCAGCCGTCCATTGCGATTCAAACGGATAGTTCCGATAAGGGAAGTTCCACTCGTTCGGGTTCTCATACCGGCACACGTTCATCCTGCCGCTGTACTCGTTCTGTTCTCCGCGATGGCTGTAGTAGCCGAGGCACACATCCACAGGGTCTTCCAGAAGATTCTTCAGCGCATCCTTCGGCAGAACAACATCGTTGTCCACCATCAGCACGTAGTCGTAGTTCCCTTCCAATGCGATCCTTGCAATCCGGTTTCTGGCAGTCGCGCAATCGTACCCTCTTACAAATCGAAACTCGGCGGTGCATCCGCACTTGTCCAGATCCCAGATCCCCTGATAGGTATCAGGAAAGATGCTTTCAAACGTGGGAACCGCGATCAGGATTCGGCAGTTTTCTTCCTTGCTCTGGGTTTTTTCGGAGCCGCCTTCGGCTTCTCCGGGGTCTCTCCTCTGCAAGCGAATACCTCCTCCCATGTCATGTCTCTGTACTTCCTGTAATACTCACGCCGTGGGCAGCTGCCGTCATCCCACCAGTTCTTCCAACCGGCGTAATGAATGACGGCGGGGTTGTCCGTGTAGCCGCAGGGCTTGCTGTCGTTGAACCTGTTTTCCAAAGTAAGGAACTTCCTCGGCGCTCCGATGCGCTGCCATGCGTCCTGCTCGGCAAAGCGTTCCTCTACGGTGTTCAGGTCTTTGATGACCTCCTTCTCGACTCCGGCCTGCCGGATCGCCTTCAGGTTGAACATCGCGACGCCCACGTTGTAGTACTGCATGCCCCATGGCTTGAAGTAGTTGTTGAATGGTTCCTCTGCCGCGAGGCACCACTTTGATCCCATCTCGATGTCCCACAGCGAGTCGATGTTGTCCACGACAATCGTGTCCACATCCAGCTGAAGGATCTTGTCGAGATCCGGGAACAGCGTTGCATAGCATGCACGAACCACGGCCATATAGGTGAACGGCGACTTCATGTTCGGGCCGTCAGCTCGGAATGTCTCCCGGACAAAGTCCGAAACGTTGACCGTTTCAACAAGAGGCGGCAGCGCCTCCGGAAACTCATCGTCTTCAATCAGCAGATAGATCTTCTCCACGCCGCTGTTCGCAATCAGCGATTTCACGGCGGGGATCATGTGTGGATAAAGATTCCGCGTACCGGAATATACTGCCGCTCTCATTATGAATCAGTCCTTTCGATCAGGTCGTGCCGCCGGCTGCGCTGGAAGCAACCAGGATGCCGTCAGCCTTCTTCGCGAACACGAAGCAGTCGTAGAGGAGACGGCCCTGAACCACGTGACCGTCGATGTCGGGGTGGTCCTGGATGATGCGCATGGTCTCGATCTTCTTCGGGGAGATGCAGCAGCCCTTGGTCACGATCATGTAAAGCACGCCGTCCGGCATGTAGGAATCGGGAACAGGAACAATGTGCAGGCCGTCGAGGGTGCCCATCTCGCCGTTGACGATGATGTTCTTCGCCACATCCTGCAGGGTGGCGCCGGTGCCGACGATCTGATCGGCGAGCTTGCATTTGATGAACTCGCTCTCTTTGATGAACAGCACGCGGTTCTTCTTGGGAACCAGCTTGTTGTTCAGCTCGGCATTGTGGCCCATGATGGTTTCCACAATGTTCGACTTCGTCAGGGAGACGTTGTACTTGATGGTGCCGCCACCGGCACCGCCGAATCCGGTCACACCGTTACCGGCAGCAATCGCAGCCAGGCGGTATTTATCGACCATCGGGATGATGACGTCACGGGTCTGGCGGGAGAGAACCTTGCCAGCCGCCTTGATCATCAGGGTGCTGTTGTTGTTGCGCTTATCGATCGAGCCGTTGAAGCTTTTGTCCTGGCCGACGGTGAGCTCCTGATAGGTGTCGCCGAGTTCGGTCAGGGAACCGAAACGGGAAGTCCCGTCCACAAGATCCCAGTCATAGTCCTGCATCGGCAGGGTGTCCACGCTGTAGATGCGTACCGTGGCAACGCCGGTCCAGTCATAGTCTTTGCTGAAAATGCCCTCGGTCATAGACTCGAGAGAGAAGGCCTCCATCACTTTCGGGGAGGCTTTGGATGCAAAATTGATCGCCATTGTTATTACCTCACATTATTTCATGTGAGCGAATCCCACCCTTCGTCAAAGGGATCGCGGGCTTTTGCCGCGCCCGTGCTGTTTGGCGCTCCGGTGGACCGCTCTCTGTTTTTTGATCTCTGTTTTTCGTTCTCCAGATCTTTCCGGAGGGTCTTGAGCTCGTCACTCAGTTTTCGGTTCTCCCAGCCTCTGTATGCGCTGAGAAGGTCGCCGGTCCTGTTCACTTCTTCCCAGACTTCCTTCGGAATGTCCTCGGCCTTGACCTGCGGGTACTCCGCCAGGAACTTGGTAACCGCCTCATCGGCGTTGCCCTTCCCCTGCTCGGGAGTGCTTTCGGTCTCTTCCGGCTCCGCCGGGGTCAGCCGCATCCGTACCGCCTGTGCCGCAGCCGCTGAAGCCTCAAGGGTCTCGCCCCTGGCTTTCGCCCTGCTCATCAGGATCTGGGTCATGGTCTCGTCCATCAGCGCGTCAATGTCGCCGTCTCTGGATTCCGCCAGTGTCGTCAGAAACTTCTCATAACCGCGCAGCTTCGGAATGTCGTCCTTGACAGCATCCCACTTCTCGCGGATCCGGTCGTAGTCCATGCCCTTCTGGGCCAGCGCTACAACCTCGTCACGGCTTACGCTCTTCTCTTCGCCGAGGTGCTTGAGAGTAAACGTGTCGCCCTGGTCGGGGTTTCCTTCGTCTCCCTTGCCCTCGCCTTCCGGAGTTTTGCCGCCTTCGCCTTCACCATCCGTTCCTTCTGCGTCCTGCTGGTCTGCATCCGCGTCCGTCCCTTCACTTCCCTCCACAGTGTCCCCGGCGTCCGGTGTGGTCTCCGTATCCGCGGCCTGCCCGTCGGCCTCCGTGGTTACGCCCCAGTCATCGGCCCAGCCTTCGTCAAATGCTCCTGACGTCTCAACAGCTTCCGCCTGCTCGGTCTGTACGGTGTTCTCTTCCATGTTCAGTTCTCCCTTCCCCGCTATGGTCGGCGGTTCCGTTCTTGTTGTATTTCAAACGGCAGTGGTCTCCGCCGGTTGATTCCAAAATAGAAAAAGGGCCAACCGCCTACATCAGTAAGCAGTTGACCCGTAACGGCCTCGATAGTTACCGTTGCGTAACTACAACTTCATATTTCTTTTTGCTCGTGTTCTCCCAGATGACCAGCCTGCCGTTCAGCACCCTTGCCTCTACGGCCCTGCCGGAACTGAGGATCTCCTCCATCTGTTTCACGGCCTGTGGTGAAAGCCGAATCTCTGTTCGCATTTATTCCACTCGCTCCTCGCCGTGTTCCCCAAAGGGGTTGTGCTGCGGGATTTTCACCCGGGCATGCTTGCTCTCAACCTACGACAGGCGGCTCCATGCTCCCCGGATCTCTTTCAGCCGGCGCTCAGATCTCGCCTCCTGCCAGCAGCCGTGAGGTCTAAGAAAGGAGGTTCACGCAAAATGAAAACACACTCACACCAATACATTACATCTTTTCATAGATTTTGTCAAGTATTTGTTTATCGCATATATCCTATATCCCCATTATATCTTGTAATATTTCTCCCCCTGAATGTATAGCCGCGGTTTCTGTCAACCCCCTGATGTCAGTTAAAGTCAGTGGAAATCCGCACGCCGTCCTTATCCCATCCATACTTCATCCATACTCCGTCCATATCCGCACCCTTGTTATTTTTCGATGACCACCCTTCCAGAACAGGGGCCGGTACTTTTTTGGGTGCCCACCTGGCACATGGCCGAAAACATTCAAAGGGTTTTGAGTGTCTGGCGATTCTATATATATACGTTAGATTAGCGACGCCCGGTCTTTTTTTGGTGGGAGCCTCGGGTTTCCGACTTCAAAAATCGGGGTCGGCCCAAGAGAGGGGGAGAAAAAATCCTTTTTTGCGAACGGGAAAAACATCATCATTACATTTCGCCGATTCATCTATACAGATTCGCAGATTGTATAACGTGAACTGTGCATAATATGTATTACGCGATATTCACGCAATACAGTTCTATATTACAATGGCAACTGGTGCCGCGCAGCGCGGCCCGCCGGGCGGATCCGTCATGCTATCGGAAAAACCGATGGCCCGCCGGGAATCCATCGCGCGGGACCGGGCCGGGCGGGAATCTCTGAAGCTTATGCATAAACCACACTCCGCCGGTCCCCCGGGCTGGCGCTCCAGCTCCGCAAAATCACACTGTCCCCTGGTGCTGAAAATCCGCCAAAGAAGCACCAGCGGAAACAGTGGAAACAGTGGAAACGCATATTTCCTATTATTTACTATAATTTAATAATTAGCTATTATTATCTATTTTACTGTTTCCAATGTTTCCAATAATAAAAAATAGTGTTTAGAGTAGTATAAAAGTTATTGAAAATATATGAAACAATACAATTCTAATAACTTCCAGCCGGAAACAGGTGTGGAAACAGTGCGGAAACAGTATACATAAAAACAGGGCGCCCGTTTCCAAAAATACCCCGTTTGCGGGTCTTCAGCACGTACGGAACTCCGGAAACGTGCGGAAACGGTGGCACCACCAGCGCCGCGGAACGGGCAGCCTGTTTCCGCTGCAGCACCAGGCCCGGCCCCGCTGGAAGCGTTACAATTATCAATAGAATTAAAGCCGCCGGAAGGCCCTGGGAAAATTTTTTAAAAAATCTCAAAAAACCTATTGACAATAGTTATTAAGTATGCTATCTTAAAAGCGTGGACGGCAAAAATATAAAGCTGCCAAATAAAAATAGCATACTTATTAAGTATAAAATTAAAAGAAAAGAGGAAACAAAAATGAAAGATCTTTATCAGGAAGTAACTAATGCAATCATCGCACAGCTTGAGAAAGGCATCATTCCCTGGCATAAGTCATGGTCCGGATCCGCTGGCGGTGCAATCAGCCACACCACAGGCCGCGCCTATTCCCTTCTGAATCAGCTGATGCTGAAGCCCGGCGAATATCTGACTTTCAATCAGTGCAAAGCTGAAGGCGGCTTCATTAAGAAAGGCAGCAAGGCCAACATTGTTGTATTTTGGAAGATTTACAAGAAGGAAGTCAACGACGAAAACGGACAGCCTGTTTATGATGAAGAAGGCAACAGGAAATACAGGAACCTGCCGGTTCTGAAGTATTACCAGGTATTCCATATTGATGATTGCGAAGGCATTCAGCCTAAATATCCCGCAAAGGAAATCAAAGAAGTTGACCCGGCCAACAAGGCGGAACAGGTTTTCAGCTCTTACATCCGCCGCGAAAATATCCATCTTGACCGTGACTGCATTTCAGATGAAGCATATTACAGCCCTGTTCTTGACTGCCTGCATCTTCCTATGTTTCATCAGTTTGACCGCATGGAAGAGTATTACAGCACAGCCTTCCATGAGGCAACGCACAGCACCGGCCACACCAGCCGCCTGAACCGCTTCACGGGCGCTGCCGCGGCTGCTCATTTTGGCAGCACTGAATACAGCAA